GGAGGCACAGAAAGCCTTCGACAGTGCGACCAAGGTCACACAGATGTACGATATCCAGAACAACACGGCACAGGCGGGCATAGAGAAAGCCCGTAAGCGGGTCAATGAGCTGGCTGTGGAGCTGGGCGAAAAGCTTCTTCCGGTGATGAAGCATATCTATACCTCTACATCCATGACCCTGCGATTCCTTAATACCACGGTGACATTCATATCGGAGCATCGCAAGGCCATCCTCTCTACAACAGCTGCTATTGCCACATATACCGTAGCGGTGAACCTGAGTACCATCAAACTGAAGGCACTCAATGCCTGGACCACCATCACCACAACGGCTACCAAGGCGTATGAGGTGGTGGTGACGCATCTGAAGACAGCTCATCTTGCCTTGCAGGTGGGTATGGCCAAGCTGACAGGCAACTATGCCAAACAGAACCTTCTTATGACGGATCTGAAAAAGAACACAGCGGCATTGACGAATATATATGCGCTGCTGGCGGCGGCTGTTGTGGCAGCAGGGGTGGCCATCGTCTCATCGTTCAATAAGCAGAGCAAGGCACAGAAACTGCTTGCTGATATTGAGTCGGAAGCCAGACGCAATACAAGTGAGGATATCAAACGTATTGAACTGTTGAAGTCCACCATAGAGAATGAGACTTTGAGCATTGACAACAGACGTAAGGCCATCGAGGAGCTGCAAAGTATCATCCCGGACTACCACGCCAGCCTCAGTGACGAGGGGGAACTGATAGGGCATAACGCCGAGGTGCTTGGCATCTATGTGGAACAGCTGAAGAACACGGCCAAGATACAGGCGGCATTGGCAAAGCTGCCTGAGGCCGAGGAACGTCTGCGCAAGATACAGAAGGAGGCTCCGACAAACCTTCAGGATGCGCTACTGTACGAACACCTGGAAGGACTCAATCCCGATGAAGCAGCAGGTAAGGCTAACGCTTCACCTACGGCTTATCGGGTGTTCCGGTCTCAGCTCAAAGAGGCTGAAAAGGAAGTGAAGCAGTTGAACCGTATCATTGATGACCTCACGGCACAGAACCAAGCCCTTGCAGACCAGGCAACGGCAATAAAGGTGGCAGAAGGGGATGGTGACGATGATGAAGATGAAGATGAAGATGAAGACGAGGACGAGAAGAACCGCGACAAGTTCAAAAAGGAAAAGGAATGGAAAGAGCGGGAAGAGGCACTAATCAGAATTGCATACGCCAAGGGCGAAGCTGATTATGAACAGTACCAGAAACGACTCGAAGAGATAGCCGTGGAGTTCAACCGCAAGAAGCTGGAACATACAGACCTCACGGATCAGGAAAGAATCAGCATCGAGGCTGACTACTATGAAGCGCTGAGAGCGCAGACGGAAGCGGGACTGAAACGTACCCGAAAGGAAGAGGATGATGCCTATGAAGAAAGCCGGATAGCCCTTCAGCAGCGGTACATTGATGGGGAAATGGATACCAAGACGTACCAGAGTTCCCTTCAGATACTGGAACTGGAACATGCCCGCAAGGTCGTGAACATCTATCAGGAAGGAACGAAGGAACGTCTACAGGCTGAGAAGGATTATCATAGTAAGCTGTTGGCTGATGCCGAGCGCAGACGCAGGGAGTATGAGCAGAAAGAGAAGGAACACCAGCAGAAGTTAGAGAAAATCAAGAAGGATTATTTCGGTTTGAACCTCGCAGAGAGGCAGCAGGCATTGTCCCAGGATCTGGCGGCATTGCAGCAGGTGTATCAGGATGAGATACGCCTTGCCGGAAACAATGCCAAGGAGAAACTGCGCATCGAAGAGGCGTATCAGAAAGCCAAGGCTGCACTGATACGCAAGTATGGCGGGGAAGAACTGAATGGAATGCAGAAGAGTACACAGGCGGTGGTCGAATGGATGGACTCGGACGGAGGGCAGGCCATACTTGAAAGCTTCGATACGATTGTGTCAGGCATGAGCAGCATCTTCAGCGGACTGTCGGACATCATACAGTCTGAATTGGAGATACAGACTGCGGCCATCACACGCCGCTACGATGCTGAAATCTCCTTTGCCGAGGGGAATACGTACAAGGTGAAGAAACTGGAACGGGAGAAGGAACAGGAGATAGCCAAGATGAAGAACGAGGCAAACCGAAAGATGTTTGCCATGCAGGTGATTCAGGCCGTGGCACAGACGGCGATGGCGGCTATCAATGCCTACAGTTCTGCGGCACAGGTGCCTATGATTGGCTATATCCTGGCACCTATTGCAGCGGCTATGGCCGTGGCTGCAGGTGCTATACAGATAGCGGCCATCAAGAAACAGCAACAGGCATCGGAGGCACAGGGATATGCCGAAGGTGGCTATACGCCCAAGGGACCGAAGGACATGGAAGTTGGCGTAGTCCATGCAGGGGAATGGGTGGCTTCACAGGCGCTGGTCAATTCGCCAGTGGCACGTCCGATGATTGATGCGCTGGACTATGCGCAGAGAACCAACACAATCGGTACACTGCGCAGTGAAGATGTCTCGCGCTCTATAACGGCTCCGGCTGTCATTGCCAGTCAGAGCACGGACGGACGCTTGCAGAAGACGATGGCGGCAACGGCAGCGGCCATCGCTTCTTATTCGTCGGCTATTGACAAGCTGAACCGCAGACTGAATGAGCCGTTTGTCACTGTCAACACGGTTGAAGGGGATAAGGGGACTAAACAGGCTCAGGAGGAATATGATAACCTGATGCGGAACAAGACACCACGCTCACAGAGATAATATAATTATTCGCGCACACGCGCACGTAAAAGATTTAAGGTATGACTATACTGATAGATGACAAGGAAGCCATCCTGAAGAAGGGGAGCAGCTTCGATTATATCTCAGAGAACAGACTGTTCACAGGCAGCGATTCTTATACGCTGACAATGACTTTTCCGCTGGCCGACTGTCCGCAGAACCGCGCCATCTTCGGCAACATTGACCGAAAGGACGTGGCCAAGGACACAATGGTATATGACTGTGTCCTGATGCACGGCTCACTGTACCGAAGCGGTGTTGTCACCATCACGGAGGTAACGGAGAAGGAGGTGAAGACACAGTTCCTGGAAGGACGCTCGGCGCAGAACTTCGAGCGTACTTTTGACAATACCTTCATCAATGAATTTGAGTGGGGCCAGTACCCGAGAGGATTGGCAAGAAACTTCGCGCCCGGCCAAGTGTGGGCGATAAGAGATAACTTCATCACCTATACTGCCTTGCCGTGGGTCAACAGCTATTCGGGCAACATACAGAATGAAGCAAGGTATGATGGCGACCATGGGAACTACACCTGGGTATATCGATACGGCAACGGACAGAACTCGATGCGCCTGTCTTTCCAGCCATTCCTTATCTATGCCGTCAAGCAGATCCTGATGGCGATGGGATATACCTACGACTTTACGGATTGGGAACAGTCGTACCATCGGTTTATCCTCATCTGTAATACACTTCCCGGGGCATGGGAAGTGTATTCATTTGCCCGAGCGATGCCGCATTGGAGCATAACGGAACTGCTCAGTCAGATTGAACGGCTGCTGAATGCGGAATTTGACATCGACCACAAGAACAAGGTGGTGACGTTCAAATATACGGCCAGCATCATACATGAGCTGTATGATGAGGTCATCGAGACGGTCATTGATGAGTATAAGGTGGATATATCCTCGGAGAATAATGACAAGTTCCTGCCTGCAAGAAAACGGCAGTTTGCAGACTGCGACCACAATGCCTGGAAGTATTATTCCAGCCCGTGGGTGCTGAGGACATTGTGGGACAGGGTGAGGACATACGCGACGATGAACGATTTCCTCAGTACCTGCCATGACCTGCATACGCTGATCATGCAGTATAACGACAGTCAGGAACAGGAGGAGAACATGCAGCTCATCAACGCCATCCACTATGTACGCTCAGTGGATACGTACTTCGCTTTCCGCAATACGTCGATGGTGACGAGGGAAGGGGTGGTAGTTCAGAATGGGGAGGTGCAGCCAAGTGGCTCATACTGGGTATATTCTCGCAACTATGCTCCGGTTCCCATCAATATATTCGGTGACCGCAGCATGACGGGTGAAGAGGATGAGAAGGTCGATGAGCTGAAGATGGTTCCCGCATGGCTGGATGAGACGGACGCAGAACACGGATTCATGCTGTTCCTACAGATGAACAACTACGATGAGACTGCAGAGGACAACCTTGGAGCAAACGATGCTTCCAAGCTGGTGAATCCGTTTCCGCTGGCAATGATTGCACAGGGGGAGAAACAGGGGGTTAAGGAATACTACGATAAGATATACCTTGCTTATTGGGATGGACAGGTGCCGCAGAACGAGGTGCCGATGCCCTGGGTGGATACAATAATGATAGATGCCAACTGGCATTATAGGCAATATCCGTCATCCCTGCGGTTCGATGGGCGGGATGCCATCAACTATCCGGCATACAACGTGGACTTGAAGAAGAAATATACATTCTCCTTCCTGTCTGACCACGTACCTAATCCACGAGCCATCTTCCATATTGACGGCTTCCGTTACATCTGTGAAAAAATAACCGCGACATTCACGGAAAATGGAATGTCGCGGAAGATGAAAGGGGTGTTCTACAAGCTCATTTGAATATCCCTTTGAGAGAGTTTGCGTGACGGACAATTGTTGATTTCAGGATCTTTGCATATATCTGAGTGGTCTGGATATTCTTGTGTCCAAGCATCCTTGCCACATTCTCAATAGGAACGTCATGTGCCAAAACAATAGTTGCAAATGAATGACGGGCAATGTGAGAAGTCAGATTCTTGTTTAGTTTCAAACGACTCTCAATGAGGTGTAGATAATCGTTCATTTTCTGATTGCTCAATCTCGGAAGATGATAATTGTACCGTTTCAAAACTTCCATCGCTGGCGGAAAGATGGGGGTAAAGAAATTGCTGCCAGTCTTGATTCTGCTGCCATCAATGTAATACATATCCCCCATCTGTTCTGTCATTGTCTCAAAGTCAAAATTCTGTGCATCACAATATGCAAGCCCAGTATATGCAGAGAAAATGAAAAGGTCGCGGGCTTTGGCTTCCTTTGATGGCAAGTCCAGGGATTGCATTTTCTTCAATTCTTTTTCAGTCAAAGGTTTGCGCTCACGATGATGTCCGTGGGGATAAGTAAAGAGATTGTACGGATTACGATCTATCCATCCTCTCTCATAAACTTCTGCTACATAATGGCGCACCCTTTTATGATAGCCAGCAATGGTGACATCACAACGTGTACCATCTTCTCGTAGCCAGGCATCATAAGCACGGATATTTTCAGCTGTCAAATCTTGGAATTTCCTAATTTTCCCAAACTCAACGAGAGAATCTAATGTGACAATCCTGACTTTCCGGGTGCTTTCCTCAATACGTTCAGACATAATGGAATCATGCATAAAATCAATGAAATTACCATTAAACGGGATAGCCGTTTCTTTCTTTGTCAGATGTTCCTTTGGTGTTATACCAAGATGTGCATTAAGGTTGGCTGTCGTCATTTCTTCACCGAGCATGTGCATAGCTTCCAGCACATTGACATACTTTTGTAAATGCTCTTGAACGTCCTCCCTCGCAGTATAGGTAGCACGTTCCTCTGGGGTGGTAGCACGAGTAGCACCAAGGGAAATGTACTTCCTACAATCTCTTGATACACAGAGCTGAATCTCTACGGTCACAAGGCCGTCTTTCGTTGGTTTTTTTTTGCGGTCAAAGACCAGTTTAACTGATTTCTCGAACATAGCGGTTCGTGGGTTTAAGGTTTGGGCCTTAAAGGTACTCGAACGAACTCGCCTGAAATTGGTAGCACCACGGAAATTGTGGGTAGCACCAAAAGTAGCACCAAAATGCAGATTTCAGTCCGTTGTAGTCCTTCTCAGTCCAAAAGGTTGAACTTGTGAAGTTTCTCACGAACCAGGAAGAAAGAGTCAGATAACAATGATTATTTGGAGTCTTTTTTGCCGCTTTGAAATGTGGCTAACTCGCTGATTTTCTGTTGATAATCAAAGAGAGGACTTATGTATCCTCTCTTGAATCTTCTGCTTATTTGCTCTCTGTTTGCAGTGACTTTCGTCCTGTCAAAAACTCATGAGCAAAGAAGTCTTCAGCAGTTTGAAGTGATCCGTTTGGGATTTTACCTAAGTGCTGTGTTCCAATGAGTTACGCTTTATTCTCTCTTGGTAGCACGTTTCGGTAGCACCGTCACGGTTCTTATTGTGATCCGCTTGGGGCTCGAACCCAAGACCCCAACATTAAAAGTGTTGTGCTCTACCTGCTGAGCTAGCGGATCTAACCTGGATTGCAAAGGGCATTGCCTTGTTTTGCGGGCGCAAAGGTAGGCTTTTCTGCTGATATGGCCAAACTTTTAGGCAATTTTTTCTTCTTTTGGCACCTCTTCGAGCACAAATTGGCGATAATAGGAGATGAGCAGGGTGGTCAGGGGGAGGGCAATGATGAGACCGATGAAGCCGAGCAGGGAGCCCCAGACGGAGAGGGAAAGGAGGATAACGGCAGGATTCAGACCCATAGCCGAACCCATGATTTTGGGGACAAGAATCATGTCTTGTATGAGCTGGACAATACCTACGACTAAAGCTCCGAGCAAGAATATCCCCCAGAAACTCTCGCCCGTATCGGCAGCCTTCAGCAACGCCAGCAACGCCATCGGCAGGAAGCCAAGGGTCTGGAGGTAGGGGACGAGGTTCAGGAAGCCCATGAACATACCCAGGCCGATGGCCATCGGCATCCCTATAATCAGGAATCCAATGGAGAAGAGCACGCCGACGATGAAGGCCACGGTGCCCTGACCACGGAAATAGCTGTTCATGCCGCGCTTCACATCCTTGGACAGGCGTTCGGCGAAAGGCCGGTTCTTCTTGGGCAGGAGACGTATCCATCCTTCGGAAATCAGTTCGTAGTCCTGAAGGATGAAAAACATATACAAGAGCACGATGAGGGAGCCGATGATTCCAACGGCGAAGTCCATAGTCTGATGGACGATGTCCCAAAGTTGGGAAAGGACGGTCTGCATGGCATCCAGGAAGCTACGTTCCTGCAACAGCTCTAGCAGTGGATTCTGGTACTGCGAGCCGTATTGCTCGATGATGCTTGCGATGTACGGCGCCAGGTCTGTGCCATCAAGGTAGGTGGCGGAGAACTCCTTGAGGAGGCCGCTGATTTTGGAAAATTCTTCGATGGTTGGCGGAATGACAAGCGCGAAAAATCCCGTTACGGCAGCCAAGAGGAGCAAGGCGGCAACTAGGATGCTGAGGGTGCGGAAGTGCAAGTGGCAACGGTACTGAAGAAACGTAACGAGCGGATAGAGGAAGTAAGACAGCAGCCATGCGATGAAGAACGGCAGGAGAACATTGCTCAGGGCATTGAGGATATAGCCTAAGCCCACTAATGAAATCACAGCCATCAAACCGCGGATGAACGAGTCGAAAGTAATAGGTTGCTTGAGCATGAGGTGAGAAACGGGAAAAGGTTAGGAGCCGACGGCCTCGGCATAGCACTGGCGGCAGAGGGGTTCGTACTCATGAGTCTCACCGAGGAGCACCTGACGCTCGCCCTCGACAATGCGGTGGCTGACGTAGGCCAGGGCACCACAGCGAACACAGATGGCATGAACTTTGGTAACATCGTCGGCGATGGCACACAGGGCTGGCATCGGGCCGAAAGGATTCCCCTTGAAATCAAGGTCCAGACCAGCCACGATGACGCGGATGCCCCGGTTGGCAAGTTCGTTGCAGACATCTACGATTTGTTCGTCAAAGAACTGGGCCTCATCGATGCCGAGGACGTCGGCATCAGACCCCATGAGCAGGATGCTGGCAGCACTTTCCACGGGCGTAGATGGGATGGCGTGACCCTCGTGGCTGACAACATCTTCCTCGCTGTAGCGTATGTCGATGGAGGGCTTGAAGATTTCCACCTTCTGTCGCGAGAGCTTTGCACGCTTCATCCGGCGGATGAGCTCCTCTGTCTTTCCCGAGAACATCGACCCGCAGATGACTTCCACGCGACCGCGCCGCATGAATTCGCCGCTGTAATCTTTCTGATTCTGCATGACACGTAACGTTTTTCGGGGGCGAAATTAGCGTTTTCTTTGTTCACGGCCAAAGAAAAGGCTGGAAAAAGTAAAAACTTTGTTAATTTCTCATGTGCGGTGGCTGTGAAATGGAGATTTATACCGACCTTTGTGCCATGTTATATATTGTACCCACGCCCGTGGGAAACATGGAGGACATCACCCTGCGCGCCCTGAAGGTGCTGCGCGAGGCCGACTTGATACTGGCAGAAGACACTCGGACGAGCGGACTCCTGCTGAAGCATTTCGACATTAAACGGCCGATGCAGTCGTACCATAAGTTCAACGAGCACCAGACGGTAGCTCGCATCGTAGAGCGTTTGCAAGCGGGTGAGGAAGTGGCCGTCGTCAGCGACGCAGGCACTCCGGGCATCAGCGACCCGGGCTTCCTCGTTGCACGCGAGGCCATCCGCGCAGGCATCGAAGTGACCTGCCTGCCCGGTGCTACGGCCTTCGTTCCCGCGCTGGTCAGCTCCGGCCTGCCCTGCGACAAGTTTTGCTTCGAGGGCTTCCTGCCCCAGAAGAAGGGACGGCAGACACGACTCATGCAGTTGGCCAAGGAAACGCGGACCATGGTGTTCTACGAGTCGCCCCACCGGGTGGTGAAAGCCTTGCAACAGTTTATCGAAGTATTCGGGCAAGAGCGGCCGGCGGCCGTCTGCCGCGAGATTTCCAAGGTCCACGAGGAGGTTGTCCGCGGAACGCTGGCTGAGGTGCTGGCCCACTTCACGGAACACGAGCCACGCGGCGAGTTCGTGATCGTCGTGGGCGGCAAGGAAAAGGAATAACCTATTTGTATGACAGAAACGAAAATTTAAACCATAAGAATATGAAAAGACTACTTGTTGTACCTTTGTGCCTGCTGGCACTAACGGCTTGTAACAACGGACAGAAAGCTGCTGAGGAACGCGCCCAACATCAGCGCGACTCCCTCATGCAAATCATCGACGAGAAGGACATGGAACTGAACGACATCATGGGTTCCATCAACGAGATTCAGGAAGGGTTCCGCCAGATCAACGAGGCAGAAGGCCGCATCACGGTGGCCAACAGGAACCCGGAGGCGGCTTCTTCGCGCGATGAGATCCGAGGCAACCTGGCCTTCATCCAAAAGACCATGCAGGAAAACCGCGACAAAATTGCCTTACTGAAACAGCGGCTGAAGACATCAACAGTGAACGTGGAACGCCTTTCCAAGACCATCGAGAACCTGCAAAGCCAGTTGGATGAACAGACGGTACGCATGCAGGAACTCGAGGCACAACTGGCCGAGAAGGACTTGCAGATTGCGGAACAGAGCGAACAAATTAGCCAACTGCATGAAGACGTGAGCCAACTGAAAGCCGACAACGCTCAGAAGCAGACAACCATCCAGACGCAGGACAAGGACCTGCACAGCGCATGGTTCGTCTTCGGCACCAAAGCCGAGCTGAAAGAACAGAAGATCCTGCAAAAGGGCGACGTTCTGAAGAGCGGCGACTTCAACAAAGACTACTTCACGAAAATCGACATCCGTATAGACAAGGAAATCAAGCTCTACAGCAAGAGTGCTGAAATTCTGACCAATCATGCGGCAGGCAGCTATGAGCTGGTACGCGATTCCAAGAAGCAGTATGTCTTGAAAATCACGCATCCCGACCAGTTCTGGAGCGCAAGCAAATACCTCGTCATCTTAGTCAAGTAGAAGAAAGGTCTCCTCTCTAATTCCCGCCGCAGGGAGAGCATAAGGAAAAGCTGAAAAAGTAGAAAGTGAAGGAATTTGTAATTACCGAAGCCAAGGCCGAGACAGCGGTGCTCGTGGGCCTCATCACTCCGCAACAGGATGAGCGCCGCACCACCGAATACCTCGACGAACTGGAATTCCTGGCCACGACGGCCGGTGCCATCACCGTGAAGCGCTTTACCCAGCGAGTCAGTGGGCCG